CCATCCACCCGATTCAGCGCATCGCACACGGCGCAAGCTTGCGCTTCGGAAAACAGGATAAGTGCCTGACCAAACGTGGGGGCGTTCACAATCCAGTAATGCGTGTCTTCCGGGTGCTCAGACGGCGAGGGCGCCCGCTTTGGCAACCCACGCTTAAACTGCCACGGCCCACTTGCTGTGGCGCTCGGCTCCCGTGGGGGCGCTGCTTCACTGGAGACGCTCGCCACCAAGTTCAGGGCAGCGGCGATTCTCTGGGCTTCTTCTTTCGTGTCCGCTTCGACATAGCCGCGCTGGAAGCCATCATCCGATGATACCGTCCACCACTTCGTACTCGCTTTGACACGCATTTCATTGTCGGTGCGCGGGCGGTCTACGCTCCACGTCATGGGGTCCTCCGGTTCCGCAGGAAATCTTCTAGCCCCTTATGCCATGCGTAGGGGTCGCCCAAAGCCTCGTGACGCTGTACGATTTCGCGCACCGTGCGCGCCTCGTCGTCGGTAACGATAGTGCTTGGGGGCTCTTGTCCCCTAGCCAACGCCCCGGCCTCGACAAGTGACCGGATGTATGCCGCGACTCCTGTGAGCAGCTCGCCGCGCAATTCTTCGCGGTCGTTCATTGAGGCTCCTCTCCGGTGGGCATCATACGGAGCCCCGCCGTACCCGAGCTAGAGCGCTCGCCTCCTTCGCTCGATCCGGCCACCGCTGGGCGACGAGCTTGTCCGACTGCACCCGTGTTTTGTGCTTCACCGCTGCCAGCCACTCGCGGGCCGCTTTCGGCGCTTTCACCGCTTCCGGTCGTCCCATCATGGCAGGTTCCTAGTGGTGGGGATTATTCTACTTTGTGCGGTAGAGTGCTTTACGCCACGACCTAGTTGCGCCATCACGCTATCCGCCAATAGGGTTACATCCTTTGCTCGCCACAGCGCGACTTGCACCGTCTGCATAGCCGCCTCCAACTCTCGGCGCTCCTCAACAAACCGAGCGGTGGCGACTACCTGCCCTACTTGATAGGCGCCCAACACGAGTAGCCCGATGGCCCACGTCGTGAGGACGGCCCAGAGGGCGAGAATGCTACTGGGAGTGAGGACGGCAGAAGGACGGAGAGAATCACTCGTCGGACTCAATAAGCTCGTGGGAGGTTGCATGATCGTCTACCCCCAAGTGCCAGTGTTGGTCAGTTTTGGAATACACCTGCTCGAACTCCACCTTGCCCGGCGCTTGATCGGCCAGCCAGTGAATCGCGGCACTCACCTTCCACTTCTCCTCGGCAGTCCAATCCCGTGAGCGCAGATCCACAGCCCGGCCCCGCTTGTGTAGGCTCTTGCTACTCGCCCCTATGGGCATCTCCCCACCAGGCCGCGCATCGTTGGTGATGAAGAATCGTACCCCGGCCATCGCTCGTACACGGTCCAGCCACCGGAGGAAGGCTACGTCCATGAGGTCGGGGTAGGCGAACTCGGCGCGCTTGAAGTGTGAGAGGTCCTCCGGGAAACTCAAGCCTTGGGCCTCGCCAATCGGAGGGCCTTGGCGGCCGTCCGTACGACGATGTTACCCGTCTCCCCTGCCGCTTCCATTGCTTCACCCGAGACGATGTGCCCACCGGCGAATAGGAAGTACGTCCCCGGTAAGCCGGGCAAACAGGCGAACAGCAGGATGGCGATACTCGGAGCGCCTTTCGTCTCCCGCATGGCCCAAATGACGAACGCGAACGCTGCGGCGATACAGAGCCCCCCGATCACGAAGTAGAGAATCCCCCGCCCAAGACTTTTGGCCTTGTACCGTGCCTTCTCGGGTGGCATGAACGCCGCGAGCTGCGTTTCCGTGCTTTGGCGTAGGCTCATGCGAGGCGCTGGGTGATGACTTCGCGAGGGGTGAGTGTGGCCGTGCCCATCGTCCACCAGCCTGCCAGCCGGCACAGCACCGATTCGTAACTAAACGGCTGATTGGGCAGGAAGCGCGGGTTGGGACTGAGGTGGATTGTCTCCCTATCACAGGCTGCGGTCATGGCCTTTTGGGGGTAAGGGTAGGCAGCAGGACGAGCACGATCAGCGCCGAAGCCGCCAGCGCCATGAACCAATCCCCCCCGCCGTGACGTGTGGAGTCCACCGGAGCCACGTTTTTTAACTGAGAGGCCGGGAGCGCACACGCCCCGACGAGGAGGACGAACGCGACACACGCCACGAACCAGCCGAGCGCGTACAGCAGCCCTCGAACCCCATACGGATCGGCACGGTGCGCCATACCCATAGTATATGCTAGCGCAGCCGGCGACCGCAAGTGACGCCGACTCCCGCCACTGTCCCGACACCACCCCTATCTCCAATGAAGCCATAGCCTAAGCTCGCGGATACCCCCCCGACACAGGCCCACTTGGCCCGCTTCAAGGCTTGCCCAAGCTGCACCCGATAGCCTGTTGAGAGATCGCGCCACCGGCTGGCCGAGGAGTCGGCCGCGAACGCTTGGGCCTTCCAGATCACCACCTCAGCCCGAGCCGTATCCCGTTCGGCTTCCCGCACCTGCACGAGGCCCCGGTATGTCTGTAGGGTAGCGTCATACAGCGGTCGGGGAACGGTGGAAGCCGTATCCACCACGAGGCTGGCCAGTGAATCGGCCCGGCGTTCGGAGACCGCCCCGGCTATGGCGAGCCGACGATTCTCACGGGCTTGCTGCGCAAGGCGCTGGCTGTCCTGTTGGAGCCGCTGAATGCGCCATGCATCATCGGCGATGGCTGAATCCGTGACCACTTGGAGGCTGTCGAAGCTCCGCTGCGCGGCTTCGCCTCCACGATCCCCACGGCACACGAGCCCTCCCACGAGGAAGGCCGCAAGCCCGATGCCTAATACAGTAAGTGGCTTCATTCGCAGAACTCCGAATATACCGTGAGGGTCAATTGGCCGGTCTCCATAGATTCGATAATCGCGTCATCCGAGTTGCGGATGAGTTTCACTTTATAGCGGCGGTAATAGGTTACCGGGTCGCTCACGCCCCCCGTGTTGCCCTGCACTCCAGTGAGGTCATCATAGCTGCTGGAGGCCGTCGTCAGTCCGCCCACTAATCCGCTATAGCTAACCCCTGCTGCGTCATTCGCAACTTCGAGGTCCGTGCGAAAACCTACATCGTCGGGTCCGGTCACGGTCCAGGAGGGCGTGATAATCCATTCGCCGGACGAGCAGGTATCCCCCCCGACAGCACTCGCGCCAACAGATATCAAGTCTGGGGGGTTCGTCGTCGGCACACACGTTGGCGCATAGCCGGTGAGGATGAGACTCCCCACCCCTGGCGTCACCGCACCAGGAACCGCAATGGCAAGTTGGTTGGCGTCCGCCCATTCACTCGGCCAGCCGACGACGTTCACCACCCGAACGCGGGAGTCCCACGTCTGGCCGGGCCTAGCCAAGGGGGCCACGGCTTCGGGGGCTTGCCCGGCTCGTGGGGTGGCGACGGTGGTATACGAATCACCCGCTGATGTACACTTGGCTTGCACTTCGTAGTAGTCGATGTGCCCGTAGCTTGGGGATACCCACGTAATGAGCATCCCTTGAGGTGCCAGGGCGGTCGCCGTGACACTAGTAGGCGCTGGGACGCTGAAGATCGAGTCCAACCCTGTGGCGGGGAACGTCCGCCGATCCTCTTGCGTCGCTAGATCGTAGGCCGTCGCGTCGTACTCTTGCAGGGTGACGGCGACTGTGGTATCGGGGAGCAGTTGCAGGCTCGTGACCCAAAACTGTTTCAGTGTCCAGCCCGGCGTCGGATGCGTGACGTATACGCGATCCCCGACAGACGCAGCGAGTGCGGCCTCGGTGCATCGACACGAGGCGGTGATGCCGAGGCGGGCTTCGTTCAGCGTGACTTGTGCGATGCCTTGCGCCATGAGCTGGTCGTTCGTGAACGGCAAACTGAGTTGCAGGGTGTTGACGAAGCCATTGTCCGCCGTCAGGTAGTTATTCGTCGTGCCAACAAGCGGCCACTGCACATCTTGGGCTTTAAACTCCCCGTTGGCGGGCTCGATGTAGGTCGCGGTGACGCTGTTCCACTTCTCTTCTTGCCCAGCGTTCCGAAAGCTCCACTCGCTGATGATGTTCGAGGGATCGAGGGTGAGCGTCGGGCTTGCGACGGCCGGACTGCGGATCGTCAACTTGAACTGGCCCTGCTCCCAGACGAGATTCCCGCGACACGACGACAGCAACTCTTGCAGGTTGTCGGCGGTCGGCCGAGCGGTATCCACGACGCCGTTGCAGGTGAATCGTTTGATCTCGACGAGCTTTGAGACCGCCCCCCCCGTGCCGCCGACGGTGATGTTCGCAACATCGTTCAGCGTGAAACTCGTGGAGCTGGTGACGGTGATGACGTGATCGCCGTTCAACACCGGAGTCGCGCCCGTGTGCCCGCTGATCCGCACCAGTTGACCCGTCACCAAGCCGTGCGCCGTGGAGGTATTCACTCGTTCGGTCGCCGCGTCCGAGGTGGATATGGTCACCGGCGAGCCGACGACGTAACGCACCAACACGTCACAGACATCGGCCGCATCGTCGAAGCTGTCCTCGTGGATCAACGTTTGGGAAAACCCGCAGCCGTAGACCGTGGCTAGGAGGTAGTCCCGAATGACCATAGCCGGGTTATCCCCCCCGGCGGTCCACATATCGGTGCGGCGATCGTAGATACGGTTGCCTCGGACGATGGCGGCGATGGATGGTGGCCCGTGAAAGACTGGGCCTTCCGCGAACCGCTTTGCGGTGCCTCCAGTTCCTCCCACCGTCACGATTTCGGGGATCGTAAACGTCGTGGCCCCAGTGACGATGATGACCCAATCGGCATTCAAGGACGGCGTAGATCCTGAGTGGCCGGTGATGCGTACGCTTTCGCCCGTCGTGTACCCATGCGCCGTGCTAGTCGTGATGACGGTCGGATTCGCCACCGACGATGATGTAATCGTTTTGGCGGTCTCGCTGAATGTCGCGGTATCCACATTGACGAACACGAAGCCGATGACACACAAGCCATTGCCCGTGTCCGTCGTGAGGCTCCAGCCTGACCCCGCCACATCGGCGGGCGCCTCGATGCCGAGCCCGGAGCCATCAGTAAACAACCGCGTCGCCCCGATGTTCTGGACGTTTGAGCCGAGAAACACCTTGTAGTTGGCGGTGATGGCTTTGTAGGGGTAGTAGCGGGCCGCCGTGGTCACGTTCACCGCCCGGCGTTGATCGAGCCAGATTTCGTCCACTCCCGCGACGCCGAGATCATTCCGCGAGCCATGCGCCATGACCGCGAGAACATACAGCTCCTTGAAGTTGTTGTCGGGTTGGATGAACCAATCTCCGATGACGGCCCCCACCTTCGCCCGTCCGTAGACGACGGGGATGGGCGTCTTGGGCTCAAGCGTCGTGGAGATGAAAAGGTTTTGCCGCTCTTGCAACAACCGGGGCCGGTCGATCAGCGCCCCGAGATAGCCGAGGACGACACCGCCGATACGGAGCGCGGTCGCGAGGACGGAACCGACCTTCAACCCGAACGGCCCGATGGCGACGAAAAACGCCCCGATGGCGATAATCCGCAACAAATCGCCAAGAAAACTCATCGCCGGGTTCTCTTGCGAGAGTTACAAGACTTACAAGCTGGGCGAAGATTGGAGGCCCAGTTAGAACCCCCACCCGCTAACGGAATCACATGGTCAAATCCCGATGCTTGAGAACCACACATATAACACAGCCCGCCGTAGTAAGCCCAGCGGGCGCTGGCTTGTGCGGTCGTGTGAAAACCCGACGCATTGCAGCTTCGGGCGCGGTACCGATGATTGTAGAGACGGAGCAGCGCACGGTTGGCAGCCTGCCAATGCAGGGCGGTGGCACGAGCACGCTCCTTGTTCTTTGCCTGCCAACGCTTGCTGTATTCGCTGCACTTAGCCCGATTGGCGATCTGCCACTGTATCTGGTATCGCCTATCGCTAGCCTTGTGCTTCTGGTGGCTGCGTTTACTGTGCGCACGTTGTTGCGCCAGCCGCCGTTCAGTGCCCTTGCGGTTGGCATCGTGGCGCTTCTGGTATTCTGAACATTCGGCCCTGTGACCGTCTCGCCACTTCTGACTGTAGTCTCGGTTCCACGAGACACACGTATCGCATCGGCACCTGCGTCCCCCGTAGGCGGCAGAAGGGCGCAACCCGTAGATCGGGCAGCGCACTTCATCGGGTAGGCGTGGCCAGCGCGGCACTAGAACCTTATGCCCTTGGGTTGGAAAATCCCCCATCCAAAATCCCCTGAAGGTTTATCGACGATGTGCGCGAAGAACGTGTCGCCCGTGTAGAAGCGTTGATGCGAGGTTAAGTCCGCGGTGATCCCCCGCACCTGCGCAAAGACGGCGAGAGGGCTGACGAGTTCGGTGGTGACTTTCGCCCAGTGATTATCCCAGTCCTCCTCCACATCCCACGGGGCGTTGAGATAGCCGGTAAAGAGAATGACAGGATCGGCAATGATCGTCCCTTGCGTGTTCAGGTAGGCCCGCCTCAATGTGCCCGTGCGCCCGATGTAGTTCTCGGCCAAAAGCGCGGCAATCGCCCCGAGCTGCACGCCATCGAGCGTGATCTTCAAACGTTGCCCAGACGGGTCGGGCGTTTCGTTCACGCCCTCAAACGACATGGCGGCGCCGGCTTTGGAATACAGGTTGCCGTTCCAGGTTACGTCCGTGGAGCCGGAGGTAAAGCGGATCGTCCCGCCTGAGAAGCTGAGGCTCAAGAGGTGGATGACTTCGGCGCGCTGCGCCTGGATTTGCGCCAGGGCCGCCGCAGTGAGGGTACGACTCACAAACTTTCCGAGAACCGCACGACGGCTTCCCCGTAATCGGCGCTAGTTCCGCTGGTTGAGGGGAGCGTCGGAGGCTCCAAGATACAGGCCGTCAACGTCACCCCAGTGATGAGCACCGCCGCGTTATCGGCTGGCCCGCTTGAAAAGATGGGCGGGTTGATCGGGACGACAACGTAGCCGTTCGCCTGCGTGCTCACATCGGCCGTCACTTCGTACACCGGGGCGATAGCCGCGAGGCTCAGAATGTCCCCGGCACGCAGCCAGTTAGACACGGAGGCCGTACCGCCGTTCAGATAGAGAGACGAGCCGGTCGTCCCTGCTGCTTGGCTGGGTCCAGCATAGCGGGCAGGGCTGACTTCATTCCAGGCGTTGGCGCCGAAGAAATACGTCGTCCCAACATCGACAGCGTTCTCTTGGGTCACGCGGAGATAGAAGTTATTGGTGTTCGCGGCGACCACCCCCACAGCACTCGCAGAGAGGCGATACCACCCGTCCACAAGCTCGGGCGTATACAATGCGCCGCTGCCCGCCGCACCGGCCGCCGTGGCAATGGTTGGGACACCGGCAACCCAGGTTACCTTGACCAAGTGTCGCCATGCACCAGCAGTGGTATCGAAGATCCCGAAGGCGGAATCATCTGAAGTGCCCGCCTTCATAAATACAGAGAACGCCTTGGTTGCATCCCCGGTAAACGTCACCGTGCTATGCACACCTTCAGTGGCGGCGGCATTATTATCCTCGATGAGATATGCAGCCGTTCCGCCGAACGGGTCAGATTGTCCTGCGGTAAGGGAGGGGGTACTATCTGCGGTCCATGCCCCGAAGTTTTCAGGATTTGCAACAAGCTGCGTCGCGGCATTGACCAGCGGCGAGCCTCCTCCTGTTCCGAGTGGAGTCAAGTGGTCTCGGTGGTCGATGGTAAAGATGGTCCCATTCCGCCAGTAGTTGTCTATCGTGGCTAAGAGCGCCCGGCCATCCACCGAACGCACATTGACGAGATAGTGCTCGGTCCACGTCCGCCCGATTTGCTGCGTGGTGCGGATGTTGACGCGCCCCGACTGCGCTTTACTGACCAGCGGGCCGGGCATGTCGAGCGCCGACACTTCAAACGGGATGATGGTCCGAGGCCAGCTAGCCACGGGTCAACTGCTTTCGGAGTCCCCGTGCCCGTGCGGCATGTCCTGCGACGGTCGCGGCGATTTGTGCCCCGTTCCCTTGAATGAAGGCGGCGACTCCTTGGGCGTCGATAGCGTTGATGTTGAACGTCACGTTGGAGGCGACACTGGGACTTGGGCCAGCCCCGGGGCCGCTGATAATGGGCGCGTCGCCAGTCGTGACCGTGCCCCCACCACGGGAGAATGCGCTACTGACAATGCCACTCACCAATTCTCCGGTGAAATCCCGGTAAAGGAGTCGAAGAATGTTATTCAGGAACTCGGTGAACGCGAATGTTCCTGCGATGACGAAATCTTCAATGGCGTCAGTGATCGTAAACAGCCCACGTTCCATCAACGCGGCGGCCCGTTGGGCCTCTTGAAGGCTCTTCTCAAAAGTCCGAATACCTGCAGCCGTTCCCTCAATGCTATCCTTGGCGTCCGGGAACTCGGTCAGCAGTTGTTCAAGCGCCTTGATCATTGCCTGAAGTTGAGCCGCTCGGGTCGCTAGGCCAGACCCACCTATCAGGTCAAGTATTTCCTGTGGGCGATTGAACGCACGTTGCTGTGAGCGGATCGTATCGCCCAACGGGTCGATACGATCACGTTGTCCAGTAAGTGCGCCCCGTTGCGCGGCTTCAGGTGGTGCCCCCGGTAACGGGATGTTGAGATTGAGTCCCGGCACTAAGGCTGCGGCAATAGCGAGGGCGCCCTGTAGGAATGTTCCCCAGCTCGAATTAGCCGCTTTGATCGCACGGTCCAGATCAGCAATGCGGTCTGTTAGGCGTTCCACCTCTGCTTCAAATGGACTCTTGTCGCGCGCGCTTAGTAGATCGTCTACCCGACGCCGCACATCACGCAGTTCATCTCCAAACTTGACTTGGGCCGCGCGAGCCTTGTCGGCATTGTTCTTGAACAGCGTCAGGAGACCTACCGCGACGCCAATGGCGATGCCCCACGGACCGAATAAAATAGTAGCCACGCGCCCCAAACTGCCAGACATGGCCGCGGCCGAAATGCTGCCCGTCGAGAGACCCTGCGCGAGGACGAGCGCAGCCTGGCCACCTTTTCGCATGGCGCCCGCCGACAATTCGGTGCGACTGTTGACGGTGGCGAGCTGCCCATTGAGATGGTTCAGGGCGCCAGCGGCCTGGCTCGTGTCGTAGACAATCGCCAGCCTTACAAGGTCCACTTAGCGCCTCGCGAGAATCCTGGTAATGGCTTCATGCCATTCAGCGCCACTTGGTAGCGCCATTCAGCAGGGATCATGACGGCTTCCAACTCCGCAAGCGAGCGCCCCACCTCGCGTGCGTACTCTAGTCGGAAGCGGAAGAAGGGTCTTTGGCGATCTCGGCCGTCGCTTCCTGAATTGAGGGCACCTGCGTGCCCCACATAAAAGACTCGACCCGAGTGATGACTGCTAAGTCCGCCTTTTCCCGAAGGCCGTCGACATCCCGTACCTCAAAGATGCGGTTGCCGCTCACGTCCTCAGCGGTATGAACCAGCAAGTAAAGCCCAGCCAGCATGCCCGGATTGGTGCCATTGCCTTTAGGCATCGCATCTTCCAAAGCCGCCTTGCTGAGAGGGCGAAAATACACATCCCCGTCTGGCAATGCTTCTCCCTGCCACTCGGGAACGTGAATCTTGCGGCGCTCGGTCGGCGCGTCTTTGATGATCTGCTCGATGAGTCGTGCCATCAGGCCCAGGCCAGTGTCGATTCGACGGTGAGCGCGAAGTCTACTTCAATCGTCGTGACCGCATCGCCGTCGGGTGATGTTATCCGATACCCGAGGGAGTAGGCGCCGGTTGTCCATGTCCACGACTTGCCGGTCGCGACCGTGAACACCAGCGTCTTGAGGGTTTCGTCCGGGGTCGCTGCTTCGAAGTCGTTGATGACATCCAACTGTCCCGTCACGGAATCAAGATTCCCAGAAAAGGTGATGGTGCTGACGGGAATGCCGGGGCGGGATTTCTCCCGACGGTCACCCTTCACCGTGGTTATGATTTTGGGGCGGCTGGTGTTGTAGCTGATGACGCGGCATTGTGCCAGTGCCGCTGCCGCGTACGTCATCGACCCCTCCCTTCCTAAGAACTCTGCCATACAGCCTCCTAGGAGACAGTTTCACGAACCTGAAATGGTACACTCACTACGAGCGAGCGCCACGACTCCTCAAACATCGGCCGCGGCCCGCTCGCCGCGGCGAAGATCACATCCTGATTGGGGCTCGCCAGCCGCTTGCGGTTCACGAGCGCCCGCGCCGTCTCGGCTAACGTCATCAGCGGTCCATCGCCCTTGTCCTTCGGCCCGAACACCGCGAGCTGCAAAATCCCGACGACGCTGTTCAAGCCAAAGGTCACACCCTTCGTCACGACTTGGGCGTTGCCCCAGATGATATCTAGCTTGACCCAATTCCCTGACGTGGGCGGCGTGAATGGCCGGTTTGGGTAACTGATTGGTGTCCCGGCCAATCCTGTGGCGATAGCCGCTTCGATCACTGGACGCGCCGCCGCGGGGGTCACGTCTGGAACCTCGCCACTACATCGTCCATGCGCTGCTGCGACTCCGCCGCCGTGATCCGGGCCATGCCTTCAGGCGCTTGCCGACTCGATCCATACTCCAACTTCAATATATACTCCACGTTGTTGAACACCCACTGCGGCGTCCCAAACTCCGACAGTCCTTCCGGGAAGCGCAGCCAGCCACTCCGGGCGTTGCCGGTGTCGATGGGCGTGCGGCTTCGCACCGTCACCAACGTCTCGGTGATGAAGGCGTCGATGACTTGCTCGGTGCGATGCTTCTGCATGAGTGCCACTTCGTCGAAACTCCGATAGGTCGTCAATCTGAAGTGGCTCCGCTCAAGGTGAGGATGCCCGATGCGTTCATAGTAATCGGGAACGTGTTCCCATTTGTCGCGGTTACGTCGGCCGGCGTGGTATCGAGCAGCGACACACACAGCAGCGGCTTCACGATACCGTTCAAGGTCGCGTTGGCGTAGATCACCCCGAACCGCGCGATGATCGATCCGCCCGAGGCCGTCCAGCTCGCATCGTTCGAGTCGAAGGTGAGGATCGACTCGGAGCGCGTCCACGTCTCGCCGGTAAGGGCCACGCCCCCGGTCGTGTAGCCGTTCGCGTTGGCGTGCTCGTTCGTGAGGTCGCCGTAAATCCCCGTCCCCACAGACAGCGTGTTGGAGTTCGACGTAGACAGGAACAGTGCGATGGTCCAATTCGCCGTCGCGTCCATATCGTGCGTCCCATCGCCAATATATTTCTTGGCGAAATCGTAGAGCTTGAACTTGCCGGACGCCACTAGCGTTCTCCGAGGGCGCGGCGCACGATAGCCTGGAGCTTCGGCGGCGCAAACGGTTTCGGGAGGAAGTACCGCTCCTCAATCGCCGTCGCGTCCTCCACGTTGAAGCCCGAAATCACGACGAAGGGCACGCTGGGATGGAGGCTGCGCAAATCGCGACCGTCTCCATTAGGGAGCCGCACATCCGCGACGATCACATCCCACGGACCGGACATGAGGCGGGCTTCCGCCAAGGAATGGGCGACCGTCACGTTGAGCCCTGTGCGCTCCAGCACAGTGGCGAACATCGGCCCCAAAGCGGGATCGTCCTCGACGATGAGGCAGCGCGTCACCGGCGTTGCTGCTCCTTCGACTGCCAAATCCCAAAGAGATATTTGGTCACCGCGTTTTCGGTCTCCCGCTGAATCGTGATGGACAAATCGCGCCGGAGTTGGTCGAAATGCCCGGTGAGCTTGGTGTCTAAGTGCTGCACGATTTCTTTCGTTTGCGCTGCCTGGCTTGCCCCGTTGGCCTTGGGAAGGATGGCCTTCCGCATCAGCCAGATGAACCCGAAGGCCGTGGCGGCGGGGGCGCCGACGAACTTGATGAGCGCCACAAAGACTTCGAGCAGGACCGGCTCCGTCGCGCCTTGGAGGATCATCGCGCCCGCGCCAATTGGGGCGCTGTGGCCCAACAGAACACGCCGAGTCCTACCGCCCGCACGCCTTGGTATGCCACCCACGTCGCCCAACCGGGGGCGATGCTATAGGCGATCCACGCGAGCCAGCCGACGCCAAAGGTCACCGCCATCGGCGCGCGGAGTTGCCGGTGCGGCCACGCCAGGATGACCAACCCCGTCCAGGCTACGGTGCGGACGAACACGTCGGGGCGACCGATGCCGTCCAAGGCAACCGCGATCCCTGCGGTGACGGCGAGCGCCGCGACGAAGCGCCAGAGTGCGGGACTCGGTAAGAGCACGAATGCCCAGACGAGCGCCTGCACGAGCGGATAGGTCGTACTGACGAGCCACGGGTCCACCCAATGCGCGACGGTATCCGCGATCCAGGACACGCTCAGGACGAGCGCCAGCGCCCACCAGGTCGCGCTCCGCGACTGGCGGTAGTACGCGAGCACGCCAAGCCAGACGAGCGGCAGGATGCTCATGTGATGCGCGAGCGCGAACGGCAACGTATCTAGGGACACTGTGGCGGACAGATATGCGCGTCGTTGATGCCGCCCCCACCTTCGGCGAGCTCCCCGACTTCGCCCGCGCCGAACACATGGAGCGTCATCTGCTGCCCGTCGAGATGCACCTCAAGTCGGGGATTCTCGCCCGCCCCCTCCAGCGCGTTGCGGAGGGCGGCGACGGAATCTCCTTGGAACCACCAGAACGGTCGTGCCATGCGGCCTCCTAGGTTGTGGCGTCCGTGTAGCCCCGGCGGAATTGGATCTGTCCCGCTGTCTGGCCCGTATCGGGGTCCTTGTACGTGTAGATGCGCCCCGCAGCCGTTTTCACTTGCACATCATAGTAATACCGGAGCGTGTAGCCAAGCGCCAAGGTATCCGCCGCCGTCAGTTGGAAGATCAGTGTTGCGGTCCCATTGCCCTGCAACTCGCTCCCATCCTCCGTAATCTGCCCTACTCCGGCCACTGCGTTTGACGTGATGATCTTCTGCAATGTCCCAGGATCGAGCACGCTGGCACTCGTCTTAATCGTCAGCCACGCCTTGATGAGCGGGTCGGTCGTATCCACCCCGGCGATGTCCCGCTCGATCTGGAGGTCATCCCCGGAGACGTAGCCCTCTATGAAAGCGCTCAATTGGGGATACGCAGGACTTTGAATCCCGCGCCCCCAGAGTCCGCTATCCCCACGGTCACCCGTTCGAGCGTGGCGTTGTCCACGTCGTAGAGCATCATCCGCGTCTGACCTGCGACCGCCGAGGCGTCCATGCGCACGACCTCCACCCCACCGCTCACGAATTGATGAAAGCCGGTGCCCGTCGGCTGATACTGGATCGGCTTGCCGGTGACGAGGTTCTGGATTTGCACTTGGTTGCTACTGTCCATCGAAACGAACCCGCCCACCGCCCCACTCGTCTGCTGCATCGCGAACTTTACATTGTTCGTGATCGTGACCTGTTTCGGAAATGTGATGATCCCAGTTTGGGGATTTATACTGACAGTCGCCAACGAGGCGTCATCGCCGTACTTCAGATCAATGGTGCTTCCCGCAGCAACCTGCCGCACAATGAGATTGTTCAGGTTGCCGTTATTCGTGATCGTCGTCCCAGCCTGCAACACATTGGAGTCGTCCAGCGCGCACCCGCTGGTGCCCAGGGCGAAGGTGATGGTACCCCCACTGAAGCCGCAGGCGCTCACGACCGTCGTCGGAATCTCAATATTGATGGCCCCGTTGATACGGGCACCGACCACCTTATTCGAACCCACCCCCGCCGGGAGCGTGCCGGCATTCACGGAGCATTTCCCAAACTTTCCCCCCAAGACGCTGATGCCGCCGACATCAGTGAAAAGAATGCCACCCGTGGCCTGGCCCGTGTAAATGCCAACGACGTGGTGATAGAGTGTCGCCGTACCGGAGATGCCGACTTCGATATCATAGCCACCTGCCGTCGCGTCAGCTGTTTGATACAGGGTATTGGTGCCGATCAACTCGAAGTGGTTGCCGGTCGCTTTCACCGCTCGGTCATAGGCCCACATGGAGCCACAGTTCACCATCGAGAAGTTGTCGCCACTCGCCAGAACATTATGGCCCGTGAACGCGGGCGTGGCCGATTCTCCCCGAAAGAGCACATTCCGACACTGCACGTCTCGACCTGACGACGTGAACAAGACCCCGTTAGCGTTTTTGATTATCTGGGCGGTGCCCCCTGAGGAGTAGAGAATCTGCCCGTTGGCGCTTTGCGTCAGATTGTTCGCGAGGTACACGAGCCCCGAGAACTCCAGCGGAAAGCCCGTGCTCAGTACCGCCTGGATAGAGGCCGAGGAATCCTGTGTGGGCACGGCTGGCGAAACAGTCCCAACGGCCCCATACGCAAGCACATCGTAGCCGCTGAAATTGCCCCCCTCCCGCACCCGCCGCACGCCCGCTGACGGAGGGCATTGCGTGATATCATAGGGCAGCATGAACGCCGGGATGAACAGGATCGTCGCCAGTTCTGCGACACACGCCGCATCCGCCAAGACGATACGGGCCTCCGTGGTCGGAGCACCCGCGAATCGCTTCTCGCCCGCACTGATGATGCGGGATTGGAGGGAGTAGAGGTCGGTGAAGTTGTCCTGCGTGTTCTTGAACAGCGTCCGCAGCGGCGCCCCGGTATGGTCGTTCGCCACCGTGCCGTAATTCAGTGGAAGCTGGGCCATTTATCCCATCCCCGGCGTGACGGAACCGTCGAGTAAGGTGGTATCCCCCGTGATAACATCGTTGTCGCCCGTGTAGGTGCGCGTGACGCTTTCCCCGACAAACGTCCGCACGGTGCCGGTACTCCGATGGGGCGAGGGGATGACCCCCGTGCTGTGATGCTTCGCAATCGGTATCCCGAGCCCCGCTTTGACCAACGACACCGCGGAGCCCGTCAGGACGTAACTGCCGCTCCCCAGG